GTGATCGAGATCCGGCGGGAGCCGCCGGTGCTCCAGGACGCCGAGATCCACGAGGACGGCACCATGGAATCGCTCACGACCGAACGCATCCGGGTGTACGACCGGCTCCCGGACGGCACCCTGAAGGAGCTGCACGGCCAGGAGGCCCTGAGGGCCATCGCCGACTGGGTGGACTCCCTGACCAGCTACTGAATACCGAGAAGAAGCAGCACCCCCGGATGATCGCCGTCCGGGGGTGCCGTGTTCTATCCTGTTTGCTATTGAGTCCTAATGGTTGCCCTATGAACACAAGGCGGTGAACGTGACGGACTGGAACCGCGCAGAGGTCGCCGAGCAGAAGGCCGAGGTCTACCGGCTGACCCTGAAGGGCTGGACCCGCCGGAAGATCGCCGAGGAGCTGGGCATCTCCCTGGGCACCGTCCAGAACCGCCTGGACGAGGCGATCAAGGAGACGGTGCTCCCCCTGGCCGAGGATGTGCGCAAGCAGCAGCTCGACCGCCTGGACACCTATCTGGTCTCCCTGGACGCGAAGATCGAGAAGGGCGACGACAAGGCCATCAACACCGCCCTGAGGATCGAGGAGCGACGAGCCCGCCTGCTGGGCCTGGACGCCCCTCAGCAGCTCTCCCAGACCATCACGGCAGCCCCGGAGGTCCTGACCCTCATCGAAGCCGCCAGAGCCCGCCAGGAGGCCGAGGAGGCCGTGCTGAGGAACGAGCTGTGAGCGTTCCGGAGCACGTCACGTACTTCACCGACTCCCTGGTCCCCTCGTGGCTCACCGAGGACCAGGGGTACCGCAAGGCGATCGAGACCTACCTGCTGGACCTGATGGCGATGCGCGACTACACGGTGATCACCCCAGTGGTCATCGGAGTGGCCGACGGACCGGTGACGCCCCCGGTGGGAATGAGCGTCGTGCGGGCCACTGTGATCGTCCAGGAGTTCGACATCGAGGTGCCCATGGACACGGAGGAGTAGATGTACCTCTCGGGTGAGAACGCGGAGACCTTCAGCCTGGACGCATACCTGTCCCGGCTGGACCCCGCGCTGCTCGCCCACCCCGAGGGACGCCGGATCCTGACCCGCCTCGATCCCCTGCTGTTCGCCCTGGTGTACTTCCCGCACCACCTCAAGGACCAAAGCGGCCGGATCACCTTCGGGGACCCCCACCTGGACTGGTGCGCCAAGGGCCGCACGTGGGTCAGGAAGCCCGTGGAGCCCGCCGAGGACCGGGACGCCTATGTGGCCCCGCGAGGGTGTGGGAAGAGCACCTGGTGGTACCTGATCATGCCGCTGTGGGCAGCCGCCCATGGCCACACCCGCTTCACCGCAGCGTTCGCCGACTCCTCCAACCAGGCGGAGATGCACCTCCAGACCGTCAAGCACGAGCTGGAGACGAACGAGCTGCTCCGTACGGACTTCCCCCTGCTGTGTTCTCCGGCCCTGCGCAGCAGGGGGAGCACGATGTCCGACCACAAGGGGATGCTGATCACCAAGGCCGGGTTCGTCTTCGCGGCCAAGGGCATCGACTCGGCAGCCCTCGGCATGAAGGTCGGAGAGGTCCGGCCCGACCTGATCCTCCTGGACGACATCGAGCCCGACGAGTCCAGCTACTCCGCGTACCAGCGCGAGAAGCGCCTGACCACGCTCAGGGACGCGATCCTCCCGCTGAACATCTACGCCCGGGTGGTCCTGGTCGGCACCGTCACCATGCCGGGCTCCATCGTCCACGCCCTGGTGAACTCCGCCATGAGCGACCCGGAACCGTGGATCGCCGAGGAGCGGTTCCGGGTCCACCACTACCGTCCGATCGTCGCCCGGCAGGACGGGACCCAGCGGAGCATCTGGCCGGGCAAGTGGTCCCTGGAGTACCTGCTGGGCATCCGGCACACCCGGTCGTTCGCCAAGAACTTCGAGAACGACCCCAGGGGCTATCAGGGCGACTACTGGAGCCAGGAGGACTTCCGGTACGGGGATCTGCCCACGAGCCGCACAGGGCTCTTCGTGGACCCCGCCGTGACCACGTCCAGCTCCTCGGACTTCACCGGCTACTCGGTGACCGGCTACTCCCCGGTGGAGCGCAAGTGCGTGGTGCGCTACGCCCAGTCCCTGCGGCACACCCCGAAGCAGATGGCCGAGCACGTGCTGCGGCTGCTCCAGCGCTTCCCCGAGATCAAGGTCCTGTACGTCGAGTCCAACCAGGGCGGCGACACCTGGAAGAGCGTCTTCGAGAACCTGCCGATCCAGCTCCTGCTCAAGCCGCACAGCGAGAAGAAGGAGATCCGGGCCCTGGACGCCCTGCACCACTATCAAACCGGCCGGGTCCTGCACGCCGAGCCCTTCACGGACGCTGAGCAGGAGATGATCACCTTCCCGAAGGCTCCTCACGACGACCTCGTGGACAGCGTTGGATCAGGTGTCCGATTCTTTCTCGGTAAGAGCGAGCCGCCCAAGAAGTTCGGCGTCACCACGACGAGCTACGTGTGAGGAGCAACATGTCCGACCTGATGCGGGCCGTCACGGAGATCCGGGACGCCCACGAGGACTACGAGATCGCCGAGGCGTACTACGAGGGCGAGATCCCCGAGGTCTTCTGCAACCCCAAGATCAAGCGCCTGATCCAGAAGACCGGCGAGGAGTACAGCTTCAACCTGGCGAAGATCCCGGTGAAGACGGTCGCCAACCGGCTCAGCATCTCCTCGGTCTCCGTCCAGGGCTCGTCCGAGGCCACCCGGATCCTCCAGGACCGTGTGTGGGACGCCAACAAGCTCCAGCGCGGCATGAGCAAGTACATGCTGCGGGCCTGCGAGTACGGGGACGCGTACGTGTTCGTCTGGGACGGGGCCGAACCCGGGACCGTCCAGGTGATCTACAACTCGCCGAAGAGCACGCGGATCTTCTACGACGCCGAGACTGAGACGGTGCCCCTGTTCGCCGCCAAGCTGTGGCGGGAGCGGATGGGCGATGCGGCGTACTGGCGGTGCACGCTCTTCTACCCGGACCGGATCGAGCGGTACGTCACCAAGGACGGCGCCGCCCCGGAGGTCGAGGAGAGCTGGAGCCCGTACATCGACTCCGAGGACCTGGTCTGGCCCGAGAAGAACCCCTACGGCCGTCTCCCGGTCTTCCACCTGCGCACCGACGACCCGTACGGCCGCCCGGTCCACAAGGACGCCTACGGCCCGCAGAACGCCGTGACCAAGGAGCTGGCCACCCAGCTCGCCACGACGGACTACCAGGGCTTCCCGCAGCGCTACGCCCTGATGAACCCGACGGTGGGCAGCGAGACCGACGGCAGCGGGGTGGACTGGGGCGACGACGACTCCGAGTCCAGCGACACCAAGGGCCAGCAGTCCAAGCTCGTGGCGGGCCCGGGGCAGATGTGGGAGCTGACCGGGGCCACCGGAGTCGGCGAGTTCAGTGCGGCCGACCCGAAGAACTTCATCGACCCCGCGCAGTTCTACATGCGGATGATGGCCCAGCTCACGGACACGCCGCTGCATTACTTCGACCCGATGGGCGACGCCCCGTCCGGCGAGTCCCTGCGGGTGGCCGAGGCGCCGCTGGACAAGAACGTCGCCGACCTCCAGGAGTCATTCGGCGAGACGATCGAGGACATCAGCGAGTTCGCCCTCATGGTCCTCGGGATCCCCAGCGCCACGGTGGAGGTCACCTGGGCCCCGCGCGGTGCGGTGAGCGACAAGGAGAGCTGGGAGGTCGTCGGCCTCAAGGTCCAGAACGGCGTGCCCCTGTGGCAGGCCCTGATCGAGGCGGGATACACCGCCGAGCAGCTCACGGCCTGGGGAGTGCCTCCGGCCGTGCAGAACCCCCAGCAGGGGACCAACACGGCGGTCCAGCCCCAGCAGGCCCCCGCCGACAACGCACCGGTGCCCGCGCCCGTGGACCCGGCTGTAGCGAACTGAGGAGAGCGCCATGGAGAAGAACCTCACCGAGGAGCTGGAAGAGCGTCACACGCCCGGCTGGGCCCGTCCGTACGGAACGGGGCCGATGGCTCCGTTCTACGCCTCCGGCGACGAGGACGACGAAGAGGACGAGGGCACCGAGAACGAGGGCGAGGACGAGCAGGACGAGGAGGACGGCGACGAGGGCGAAGGCGAGGGCCAGGACGACTGGAAGCCCCCGACGCGTCAGGAGTGGCGCAAGACCCAGCGCCTGCTGAAGAAGGCCAATCGCCAGGCGGCCAACCTGCGCACCCAGCAGAAGAGCGGCCAGGGCACCCAGCAGGAGTCCGGCGAGGACACCGAGGCGAAGATCACCGCCGCCAAGGAGGAGGGCAAGACCGAGGCCGAGGGCCGCTGGAAGCCCATCGTGGTCCGTCAGGCGGCCAAGGCGGCCTTCGCGGAGGCCGGGGTGTCCACCAGCGCCATGAAGCGCGTCCTGAAGATGCTCGACCTCGACGAGATCGAGATCGACGACGACGGCGAGGTGGACGGCCTGGACGAGCAGATCGCCGACATCAAGGACGAGCTGCCGGAGCTGTTCAGCGGTGCCCGTCGTCCGGCCAAGTCGGTGGACGGCGGCAACAAGGGCTCGGGAGGCGGCAAGCCGAAGTCCTCCGCGTCCGTCCTGGCCGCGCGTCTGACCGGAGCGCGCTGACCTATTAGGACTCTTCCCCTGGCGGTGATCTACGCCGTATGCTATGCGGGACGGAAGAGGCCGCGATGGCCGTCCGGACAGATTTTAAAAACCGGGAGTGCCGGGAGGCCCCGGGGAGACACAGGTTTCCCTGGAGGGCCTCCCGTCCTCGTTCAGGGAGTCATCCGATCCCTGGAGGAGGGACGCCACCGTGGCACGTAACACGTACGAGAACTGGATTCCCGAGGAGTGGGGCGGCGCGGTCATCACCCGCGTCAACCAGACCTCGGCGGTGGAGAAGCTGGCTCGCCGTGAGCCGATGGGCTCCGACACCAAGCACGTCCCCCGTTCGGCCGGTGTGGACTCCGAGGTCATCGCCAAGGGCGGTACCTACGGCGAGGACACCTCGGTCAACGACGAGGTCCTGCTCACCACGTACAAGTTCGGCAAGGCCATCCGCATCGCGGAAGAGGACCTGCTCGACACCGCCCGAGTCGCCGACATCATCGCGACCAAGCAGGACGACTGGGCCCGCTCGTACGCCAAGCACATCGACAACGCCAGCCTGGGCGTCTCGGCGGCCTCGAACGGCACCACGCGCCCGTTCAACTCGGTGTACTACGCGCTGACCCAGAACAACTCCAGCACCGGGTACACCGCGAACGCCAACCTGACCCAGACGGGCTCCGGCGGCACCACGTACTCCCTCCTGTCGAGCAGCGCCCGCAAGGTCGAGCAGGGCGACTACTTCGACGAGGCCGACATGGTGGTCATCGCCCACCCGGCCTTCAAGGACAAGATCCGCAACATCAAGGACTCGCAGCTCCGCCCGATCTTCATCCAGGGCACCGCTGGCACCCCGGACACCGTGTTCGGCTACCCGATCACCTGGTCCCTCGGCGCGAAGACCTCCGCGACCGCCACCCCGACCCCGGGCGGCAACCCGCTGATGGTCTTCTGCAACCGCCGGTACCTGGTGCTGGGCGTCCGCTCCGGCCCGGAGTCCTTCACCGCCGGTGCGAACAGCGGCGTCGGCTTCCTCTCGGACGAGGCCATCCTCAAGATGCGTGCCCGCCGCGCCTTCGCAGTCGGCCACGAGGCCGCCTTCGCGGTCCTGGAGGACAACTCGGGTAGCTGAGGCTGACCCGACGTAGAACGGGGAGGGACGGGTTCTCAGGCGCTCTGGGCCCGTCCCTCCTCCCCTGTAGAGCCAGAAGGAGGAGCGGTGACGGCTGTCGGATACACCAGCGGCGACCCGAACAAGGTCGACGTCGCTGGGGACACCATGACCGGCGATCTCGTCCTCAACGACGGGACGCCGGACACGTCGCGGTCCGCTGCTCCGAAGTCGTACGTCGACAACCTGGTGGGGGCCGCCAGCGGCGTGTACCTGCCCCAGGCCGGTGGGACCATCACCGGAAGCCTGACCGTCAACACGAACCTGTCCGTGCTCGGGCGGGCCACTGATGCCCTCGGCTACCCCCTGGATACCATCGCTCCCTTCACCAGGCGCCCGGCGTACCTGGACGGGACGATCGTCACGGCCTTCCAGGCGGGTCACGGCTGGACCGTGGGCTCCGGATCTGGATCGGGCAGCAGCAACGCCAACGACACGTCCGTGTTCGCCAAGGGGACCCAGTCCGCCACCGTGACCACGGCGGGCAACGGTGCCCAGTCGCAGATCCGGCGCACGGGCATGTCGGCCGTCGACCTCACGAACAAGACGATTCGCCTGGTCCTCAAGGTCGACACCACGGCGAACCTGGACCACATCAGCTTCTACGTGGGCACGTCCGGCTTCGCGAACTTCTTCCAGTGGAACGTGCACACCCACTCGACCACCACGACCCAGAACTGGGTGCAGGACGGTGAGTGGGTGACGATCACCTTCGGCTGGCCCTCGGTCACATCGGCGTCCGGCTCGTACACGCTGTCGAGCACGAAGGTCCCGTCGGTCACCTCAGGCTTCACCGACATGCAGTTCGCCGTGTACGACACCGGCGCCGGGACGGTGACGTACCACCTCCAGTCCATCGAGATCATCGACGGGACCAGCGCGACGTTCCCCAATGGCGTCTGCTCGATCACCTTCGACGACTCCTGGCAGAGCGTCTTCGATTACGGCAAGCCGAAGATGGACGCGCTGGGCTATCGGGGGACGAACTACACGATCGCGGGCTCCATCGGGACCTCGAACCACCTGACCCTGGCGGAGCTTCAGCAGCTCCAGGATGTGAACGGCTGGGAGATCGGCGGTCACTCGTACGACCCGGCCGTGCACACCAACCGGCTGACCTCGTACACCGCCGCCCAGGTGGACGACGACCTGCGCAAGATGCGGTCCTGGCTGGTCCGCAACGGCCTGAACGGAGACGGCTTTGCCTACCCGGGCGGGAACTTCTCCAAGACCACGGACAACGTCCCCATCGAGTCCATCGTGGCCCGGTACTTCGGTCACGCCCGGAGCATCACCCAGCAGCCCGAACACTCCAGTCCGCCCATGCCGTACCGCCTGCGGGCCCAGACCGGCATCAACGACGGAACGGGCCTGGGCGGCATCACGGTGGCCTCTATGACGTCCACAGGTGGCCTGCTCGACCAGTGCGCCAATGGTGGCTGGCTGATCCTGTGCCTCCACGTGATCACCACGACCACGCCCACCGATTCCACCCAGATCTCGCAGACGGGCTTCAACACCCTGATGGATGCCATCGCCTCGCGCGGTATCCAGGTGCTGCCCGTGGGTGACGTCCTGCGGTACTACTCGTAAGGGGGCGGCATGTCGCTCAAGGACATCGATCTGAAGTACCGGGGCGGAGCCCTCTACACCGCGAAGAACGTCACCATCGACGGCACCCTCTCCGTGGCCACGGGCGCTCTGCTGGGCGGCCAGCTCATCTCCCGGACTCCGGACATCCAGGTCTTCACCTCCAACGGCACCTGGACCATGCCGACGGGCGCCAAAGCTGTAGCCATCCTGCTCGTGGGCGGAGGCGGTGGCGGTGGCTCGGGCCGCCGTGGTGCTGCCGGTACGGTCCGCTGCGGCGGCGGTGGTGGAGCGGGAGGAAGCGGCTACTTCGCCGTACGTCCGGCCTCCATCCTGACGAGCACCGTTGCGGTCACCGTGGGGACGGGTGGTGCTGGCGGTGCTGCTCAGACCACGAACGACAGCAACGGCAACGTGGGCACGGCCGGAGGAGCGACTTCATTCGGATCTTTCGCCCGGGTCGGTACCGCTGGAGGAGGCGGTGCCGGTACCGGATCCTCAGGTACCGCCGGAGCGGGCGGTGTCGGAACCTCTGCTGCGGGCGCAGGTGGCGCTGCGAGTACTACCGGTGGCGCCGGAGGTACGGGTAACCCCGGGGTCCTCCCTGGTGCCGGGGGAGGTTCCGGAGGCGGCATCACGTCGGCCGATGTCGCAGGCAATGGCGGCACTGGTGGCGGCAACGCGGGCAACGTCGCGGGTACCGCTGGCACGGTCGACACCACGTCTCCCACTGCGGCTACCGACTCTGCTGCGAACTCCGGTCTCTCCGGAGGCGGAGGAGGCGGTGGTGCGGCCTCGATCACCACGGCGGCCCAGGCGGGTGCCAACGGCGGCCTGTACGGAGGCGGAGGAGGCGGTGGTGGTGCTTCGCTGAACGGCAACAGCAGCGGAGCGGGCGGTACCGGCGGTAACGGAATCGCGATCATCATCACGTACTTCTGAAGGAGGAGCGCCGATGACCAGCGTTGTGCAGGGCGACAGCACCACCCTGACGGCCCAGTTCTACGAGTACGCGGGAGGCCCGGCTACGGACCTCTCCAGCGTCGTGCTGCGCATCTATGCCCCGGACGCCACCCTGTCCGTCACGGCGACCCCTACGCACGTCTCTACGGGCCTGTACAGCTACGCCTGGACCCCGAGCCTGTCCGGCTCCACGGGGGATTTTCAGGCGGTCTGGAGCGGCCTGGACGCCCAGAGCGAGACCGTGCAGGCGTCCGAGGTCGTCACGGTGCTGGCGGCTGCTTCGGGGACCTGGGCGTCGATCTCGGATGTCGCGGAGATCACCGGTGCCACGGTGACTCAGGCCCAGCTCGTCCAGGCCCAGCACATCATCGACATGGTCTCCGGCCGCTCCTACGAGGTGCACCAGCTCCTGGTGGACAACAACCGCACCAGAGACCTGCGCTATCTCAAGCAGGCCGTGGCCTACCAGGCGACCTGGATGCTGGAGCAGCCCGACCTCTTCAGCCGCATGAACGTGCTGATGGTCAACCAGGACACCTCGCAGGCCAACTTCGGTGCGTACGCCATGCTCCTGGGACCGCTGGCTCGGATGGCCCTGACCCGGGTCTCCTGGCACGGCACGAAGTCGACGAAGGTCCAGCGGGAGAAGACGGCGATCCTCACGGGGATGGGCGTGCAGCCCGCCGGTACGCCGGTGCGGGACTACGGCTGGGAAGACTGGAGGCCGATGTGAGGGCTCTCGCGAACACCACGATCAGCGTCCTGCGGGGCACCACCACGGACGAGTTCGGGGACGTCAAGGACGGGAGCACTGCGGTGCACACGGGGATCCCGGCCTCCCTGATCGAGCAGTCCCGCCAGGCGTACACGCCGGACTCCACGACCCCCAGGGTGGTGCGCACCTCGGTGTGCCGGGTGGGACCGGACAAGGACGTGCTGGAGGACGACCGGATCAAGGACGAGAAGACCGGTGCCATCTACATCGTTCTGTCCGTGTCCCAGCCCGGCGGCCACGGCATGAAGAACGACCTCAGGATCGATCTGAAGCGAACGACCTGATAGCGCAGAACCCAACAAAACCGCATACTGATCACGAGGACGCATACCTGGGGAGACCGGGTGTCCTCACCGAGACCCCCATCCGGAGAGGAGGGCGGCCATGGCTGACGAGTTCAAGATCAAGATGGACTCCGACTGGAAGCAGAAGCTCCAGCCGGATGTTGACGACGCACTGAAGCGTCTGGCACAGGCAGTCCTCAGCGACGCCAAGCAGCTCGTCCCCGTACGCACCGGCCGCCTCCGTGACTCCCTGGACGCCGAAGTCTCCGACGGTGAGGCCCGCGTGGGCTCCCGTGACGTGGAGTACGCCCCGATGGTCGAAGAGGGCACCCGGCACATGGCCGCGCAGCCCTACCTCCGCCCCGCCCTCTTCAAGAAGCGGGAGCTGTGACATGCCCGTGATCCTGCGCGCCACCTCCGAGCTGGTCGCCGTCGCCTGGCTGAAGGGCATCGTCGGCGACATCGTGGCCACCGACCTGCCCAAGGACGACGCCTCCTGGGCCGAGACCGGCTTCGTCCAGGCAGGTGTGGTCGGCGGAAGCGCCAGCATGTACGTCCCTCGCAGGGACCCCGTGATCTCCGTGGACTGCTGGGCGGTCAACACGGACTCGGCCAAGCCCCCGTGGGGCAAGGCCAACAACCTGGCGGAGACGGTCCAGGCGGGCTGCTACGCCTCCGACATCCAGCGGGACCTGGTCCTGCCCGGGAGCTTCCCGGGAGCCCGTGTACTGAGCGCCTACACGGTCTCGGAGCCGCGCCGGATCCTCTCGGACCCGGCCTCCTACGCCCGGTACAACCTCTCCCTGGCGCTGCACTGGGTGGAGCTGCCATGAAGCGGTACGGGCTCTACGGCGAGAACAGCCGCTCCCTGCTCACCCTGGGCGGGCGCGTGCTGTTCCACACCGACAAGGGGGAGTTGGAGTTCCTCTTCCCCGCCACCAAGGTGATCGAGGTCCCCGCCTCCATCCCGGAGGAGGAGACCCTTCCGATCGCCAATCACCCGGGGATGGCCGCAGTGTCGTTCCCACTCGACCGGAGGGACTTCGCATGAAGGTCCGCACCACCATGCAGCCTGACGTGGAGGTCGAGGTGAACGAGGCCGAGCTGCTCGACCTCCGTCGCCAGGGCCTGCTCGTCGAGGACCCCCAGACGCCGGATCGCAAGGTCCCGGCCAAGACCAAGGAGGGCTGACCGATGGCGGTCACCGTCACCAACCTGACCATGGGGCCGGGCACGATCTACACCGGCACGTTCGGCGCCACCGAGCCCGCCGACACGGCGGTCAACACCACGCCGCCCTCTTCGGCCTGGACCGACGTCGGCGGCACCCTGGACGGCGTCAAGACCACCGTCGACCAGAAGTACACGATGCTGGAGTGCGACCAGATCGTGGACGCGGCCGGTCGCCGTCTGACCTCGCGCGAGATCACGGTCGAGACGAACATGGCCGAGCTGACGATCGACAACATGGCCCTGACCCTGAACGACTCCACCGTGGCCTCGGGGTCTGGCTTCCGCTCCCTGGAGCCCGCGTACGCCACGTCGGCCACCCAGCCGACCTACCGGGCGCTGCTGCTGGACGGCTACGCGCCGAACTCCAAGCGCCGCCGGATCATCGTCCGCAAGTCGATGAGCACGGACAAGGTCGAGTTCGCGTACATGAAGGACAAGCAGGCCGTGTACACCGTGCAGTGGTCGGCGCACTTCGTGACCACCTCGATCGCCCCCTTCAAGGTCGTAGACGAGCAGTAGGGACTGAGCTGACATGACCACCAAGAGCGCCACCAGGAAGACCACGAAGCGGCCTCCGGCCAAGCGGGCCCAGCGTCCGCCGGAGCTGGAGGCCGACTCGGGGGCCGTCGAGTTGCAGCGTCCCGACCCGGACGCGAAGTTCGAAGAGGTCCCGGTCTTCACCATCGACGGCGTCACCTACTCGATCTCCAACAAGCCCCGGGCGAACGTGGCCCTGAAGATGCTCTGGCTGATGAAGACGGTCGGGGAGGAGAAGGCTGCTGCCGAGATCGTCCCCGAGGTCCTGGGCGAGGAGCTGATGCTCGTGCTCATGGACTATGAGGACCTCACCAACGAGGACCTCCAGGGCGTCTTCGCCCGCGTGCAGTCGATCATCTTCAACCAGGCGGAGGACGAGGAGGGAAACTGACCGGGCAGGTCATGATCCCGATGTGGGTCCTGGATCACCTGGACGATCTGGAGAGCGACTTCAGCGCGATCCACGGCATCGAGAACATGTACGACCTGCCCTCCCGGAAGTTCCTGGCCATGGCCGAACGCCTCGCGGCGTACGACGGAGTCATGGCCGCCCGCCTGGCCAAGCACCACACGGCCGGGCAGCAGGGGCACTCACAGCCCCAGCAGACGCCCCAGACGGCCCCACAGCGGCCTGAAGAGGTGAAGGAGCTGCCCAGCAGCCTCGGAGTGCTGAGCGCCGCGCTACCGGCTGAGGACGGCTTCCCCGCAGTGTTCGAGGTCGCGAAGGGAGGTTGACGACGATGGCGTTCCAGATCGCCAGTGGCTTCATCACCATCGGCGCTCAGGTCAACGACGGCGAGGTCAACTCGGCCGCCGAGGGAATGGGCAGCCGCCTGACGAAGTGGGCGGCAGGACTGGGGCTCGGTGCGCTCATCTCCAAGGGCATCGCCGACTCCCTGAACATCTCGGAGGCCAACACCAAGCTGAAGGCCCAGATGGGCCTGACCTCCGGCGAGGCTAAGAAGGCCGGTGACGTCGCGGGCAAGGTCTACCGGGACGGCTTCGGCACCTCCATCGAGGACGTCAACGAGGCCATCAAGGGCGTCGGCCAGAACATGGTCGACCTCGGGACCATCTCCAAGCCCCAGCTCCAGGCCCTGGCCGAGGGCGCCTCGGGCATCGCCTCCACCTTCAACGTGGACGTCAACGACGCCACCCGGGCCGCTGGTGCCCTGATGAAGAACGGCCTGGCCAAGGACGGCCAGCAGGCGCTCGACATCATCACGGCGGGCTTCCAGAACGGCATGGACGTCTCCGGCGACTGGCTGGACACGCTGAACGAGTACAGCCCCCAGTTCGCCAAGATCGGCATCGACGGGCCGGGAGCCCTGAACCTGATCAACTCCTTCATGAAGGCGGGCGTCCGGGACACCGACGCAGCCGCCGACGCCATCAAGGAGTTCGGCCTGCGGGCCATCGACACCGGCAACACCACCACCCAGGCGTACAAGGACCTGGGCCTGAACGCCGACGACATGCGCAAGAAGATCGCGGCCGGTGGCCCTGCCGGTGCCAAGGCCATGCAGCAGGTCTTCGACGCCCTCCAGAGCGTGAAGGACCCGGTCAAGCAGAACCAGCTCGGCACGGCCCTGATGGGCACGCAGTGGGAGGACACGGTCCGCTCGATCCTGCCGAAGCTGGACCTGACCAAGGACTCGATCGGTGACGTCGGTGGCGCCACCAAGAAGATGAACGACGAGATCGGGTCCACGCCTCAGGCCAAGATCGAGCAGCTCAAGCGGCAGGCCGAGGGACTGCTGACGAAGGTCGTGCAGCTCCCCGGACCCTTCGGTGAGCTGGGTGCCGCCGTGGTGGGCTTCGGTCCGTCTCTGCTCTCCATGGGCGGCTCGCTGGCCCTGATCGGTCCCGCCCTGGCCCCGGCCATCGCGGCCACGTGGGCCTGGACCACTGCCCTGCTGGCCAACCCGGTGACCTGGATCGTGATCGGCATCATCGCCCTGGTCGCGGCCATCGTCCTGATCGCCACCAAGACCACCTGGTTCCAGCAGCTCTGGGACACGGTCTGGGGCGCGATCAAGACGGCTACGAAGGCCACCTGGGACTGGATCAAGGGCGCGATCTCCACCGCGATCGACTTCCTGAAGAACCTCTTCTTGAACTTCACGGGCCCCGGGCTGATCATCAAGCACTGGGATTCGATCAAGAACGCGACGAAGGCGGCGTGGGACTGGATCAAGCAGAAGGTCGGACAGGCGTTCGACTTCCTCAAGAACCTGTTCCTGAACTTCACCGGTCCTGGCTTGATCATCAAGCACTGGGACACAATCAAGAACGCCACGAAGGCCGCCTGGGACTGGGTGAAGACCAAGATCAGCGATGCCTTCAACGCGGTGAAGAACACGGTCTCCAACGTGGCCTCGGCGATCTCTTCGAAGATCAGCGGGGTCTGGTCGTCGATCAAGAACGCCACGTCCAACACCTGGAACTGGATCAAGTCGACGATCACGAACGGGATCAACAACGCCAAGAACGCCGTGGTCAACGCGGTCGGGCGGATCTCGTCAACGGTCTCCGGGATCAAGGGCAAGGTCATGGGCGCCCTCTCCGGAGCGGCCTCGTGGCTGTACAACTCCGGCAAGGCGATCATCCAGGGCCTGATCAACGGCATCAAGAACATGGCCGGGTCCGTGAAGAACGCCGTGTCCAGCGTGCTCTCCGGCGCCCGGAACCTGCTGCCGTTCTCCCCGGCCAAGGAGGGACCGTTCTCCGGCAAGGGCTGGACGCTCTACTCGGGCCAGTCGATCATGACCGGCCTGGCGGACGGCATCAAGCAGAAGCAGGGCACCGTCAAGAGCAGCCTGGAGGGCGCCCTGGTGCCCGCTCACGGGGCTATCGCGGCCTCGGTGGGCTCCGGGACCGGCGGTGGCTCCGGAGGGCTTCACATCGAGAACCTGACCGTCAGCATCAAGGGCTCGCTCGACATGGCCAGTGCGGCTGACCGCAGGCGGTACGCGGACCTCATGGTCAAGGAGATCAACGAGAGCCTGCGCCGATACAACAAGGAGCGTGCCTGATGGTGGACGCAGGAGGCTGGGGCACGGTCACCGTGGGGCGTATCGCCCTGCGGGAGACCTTCAAGGTCTCGGAGACCGGAGGGGACGGCCGCAAGGTCTCCCTGTCCGGTCAGGAGTCCATGCCCCCGCTGACCCGCCAGCAGCTCGTCGACCGTCATGACGACCTGCTGGCCCTGGAGGGCTGTGTCATCCCCGTGACCTTCGAGGACAAGCCCGAGCGCAACGGCTTCTACCTGGTGACCGGGGTCTCGGCGGACCTGTCCGAGTACCGGTCCGAGATGCTCCTGTGCGACTGGAAGCTGGACCTCCAGAAGGCCGGGTCCGGCAACGAGACGGACCTCCAGTCCCGCCTGACCGGAGCGGTGCGGGTCAACGACTTCTCCCTGACCGGAGAGCGCTGGCACGCGCCCTCGATCGGCCACTACGGGTACTACACGGGATCGTCAAGCCCCACGTCGATGACCCGTACGGGCGAAGATGGCACAATCACTGTGTATCGATCTGTGCCATCTGGTGTGTCCCCGCGCTGGGGGTGCGACCCGACGGCCTACATGCAGGGCCGGGTCCGGATGATCTCTTCGAACTCCCGTGAGGTGACCGGGACCGACCGGCTCCTGTCCCCCACCGGCTGGACCCTGAGCAACGGCCTGGTGAGCGTCCAGCCCGGCACCGGAGCGGCCCTCAACATCCGGGCGTACACCGCAGGCTCCTGGCGCTCGAAGCAGTGGGCCATCAGCGCGGGCACGACCATCACGAGCTGGGACAGCGTCTCGCTGCTCCACAACGAGCCCGAGCACGTCCTGATCCGCCTCGTGAAGTCCACCGCTCCCGGCCGCGTCACCCTGGACCTCGGCATCCGCCGGGGATCGCGGATCGTCGAGGGCTACCTGAAGACCGGCTCCTCCGTGACCGCCTCGGTCTTCCTGCTGACCCCGGAGAACTACACGGCCCCCGCCTCCGCCGGGTACGTCACGGCCTCCGGAGACGACGCCGACGGCAACCAGTTCGTGATCGGGTCCGCGAGGAACTTCACCGCCCACGCCTCGGGCGGCATCACCAAGACGGCCACCACCACGCTGGACTTCTTCGCCGGAGTGGTCAACGGCGGCACCAACGGCAACGTGGTGGACGGGACCTTCGAGACCGGGGTGACCGGCTGGACGGCCACCAACGCCACCTTCGTGCAGTCCAACGAGCAGGCCCACCGGGGCACCTACTCGGGCAAGCTCACGGTGACCGGCTCCCCGTCCCAGGCGTACGTGCGGCCGACGTCCTCCAACCACGTCCCGGTGATCGGCGGCCAGCAGTACCGGCTGACCTTCTGGACCTACCTGCCGGTCGCCTACTCCTCGGTGAGCACGGGCATCGACTGGCAGGACTCCTCCAGCGTCTACATCTCGACCAGCTCGAACGCGACCGCTGCGGCCTCCGGTCAGTGGATCTTCCGGGACTACACGGCCACGGCCCCCGCCAACGCGGCATACGCCGTGTACGGACCGACGCTGGGGGCCAGCCCGCCCACCAGCACCGTGCTGTACGTGGACGACGTGATGTTTCGTCCTGCCCTGGCCTCCGGAGACGCCGCGACCGACCTGCGCAACCAGTACATCGCCTCGCTCCCCGAGGCCGTCTATCCGGTCCGGAGGTAGCCCCATGGCTGTGAAGGAAGTGCTCCAGGCCCTCGGCTCGTGGGATCTGAACCTGACCGAGGACATCCCGCGCGACCTGCTGGACGTGCTGGACTTCTTCGGGCACATCGCGATCGTCCCGGGCCGCCTGGACCCCGTGCAGTACGGGGACAACCTGCTCACCTCGGCCCGGTACGTCGGTGTGCTGCGGGAGAGGGACCTCGGGGACCAGTACAAGCTCTCCGGTGTCTCCATGGCCCTGTGGCTCGGCGACGAGGACGGCAAGGGGGCCGTTTACGAGGCTCCCGTGGAGCTGACGGCCCAGACCTTCGCCAACTCCGTCCGAGCGCTCCTGCCGTCCTCTGGGGCCGTTACGGAGGGCACTCTGTCCTCGGTGCCCGGCACGTACACGGGTCGACACCAGTTCCAGGACCCCCGGACGGCCATCACGTACGTCTGCGGGGTCTTCACCACCGACGAGACCAACCCGGTCGAGTGGAAGGTCAACGGGAACGGCACTCTGGACGCCGGGCCCATCTCGTCCCTGTACGTCACCAGCCCGCAGTGCGTGATCTCCTCCGTGGCCGCCGGGTACGACATGGACCTCACGGCCATGGGCGGCTCCTTCGGGTACCAGAAGGACACCGAGGACTTCACCACCCGCGTGGTCCTGCTGGCCGAAGGAGAGGGCGACCAGATCGCCACGGGCTCGGCGGACATCAGCGGCGGCCTGAACCCGTACAAGGACATCCACGGCAACGCGGTGAAGCTGACCCGGCTGGTCTCCGAGTCGGACACCTCCACGGGCAACGCGGACACCAGGGCCCAGCTCCAGCTCAACCGCTTCACGAGCCCACGCGACGCCCTGACGCTGGCCGCCTCGGATTACGACATCAAGGGCTCGTTCCAGGTCGGTGACTACGTGTGGGTCTACGACCCGGACTCCGGCCTGTACGACACCTCGCAGGAGATCACCTTCCGGGGCCAGCGGATCAACCCGATCAAGATCCGGGTCTCCGAGACCCAGTGGCCGATCACCGACGGGCACACGGTGGCGTATCGGGACCGCACTGGCACCTGGTACGACCTCACGGACTACGTCCAGTTCGAGGCCGATGGCAACACCTCGATCACTGTGGGAGGCATCTCCCGGACCCTGACGTCCTCCGGCACCGAGCCGGTGGGCTCCCGGCCCAACGCCGACTCCACGGTCCCGGGCGTCCCGACCCTGATCGAGCCCTTCCTGGGCACCGCGTACCTGGACGGCCGGGGCTTCACCCGGGCACGGGTCATCCTGAGCTGGAGCGCTCCGCTCAACACGGACGGCTCCACGATCATCGACGGTGATCACTACGAGATCCGGTACGCCGTCGACACCGACATGGTCTACCCGGCGACCTGGGCCGCCGTGTCCCAGGTGCGCTGGACCGACCTCCAGATCTGGGCCCAGCCCTTCGCGGCTCCGACCAGCCAGTGGCAGACGATGGTGGTGGCCTGGGACCAGACCTCGGCCCAGCTCCAGGACCTGTCCCCGGGCATCGGGTACGACGTCCAGATCCGCGCAGTGGACTCGACGGGCAACAAGGGCGCCTGGAGCGGCACCACGACCTTCGTGGCCACCGAGGACAACATCGCCCCGTCCGTGCCCGCAGCGCCCACCGTGGCGGCCTCCAGGATCGCCCTCCAGGTCACCCACACCCTGGGCAAGGCGTCCGGCGGCACCTTCAACCTGGAGAGCGACCTACACCATCTGGAGATCCACGCTGCTCCGTCTTCGGACTTCACCCCGAACGCGGACACCCTGCTGGGCAAGCTGAACGCCTCGGCGGGCATGATCCAGGCCCAGATCCCTGCTGTGGGCACCTACCCGACCGACCAGACCGTGGCGATGTACGTCCGGGTCATCGCGGTGGACATCGCGGGCAACCGGTCGGGCCCGTCCCCGGCCGCCAGTGCCACGGCCCAGCTCATCGACAACGCCCACATCTCGGACCTGACGGTGTCCAAGGTCACGGCGGGCTCGATCCTCTCGGACTGGATCGTGGCGGCCCGGATCAAGACCTCGGACACCGGGGCCAGGACGGAGATGTCCTCCTCCGGATTCGAGGCGTACAACACCGCCGGGACCCGGACCTTCTTCGCCGACGCCTCCTCGGGCGACGTGACGATCATCGGTCAGCTCAAGTCCGGCACCAGCGGCCGTCGCCTGGAGATCAACCCGACCGCCACGTTCCTGCCGGAGCTGAGGTTCTTCGCGAACAACGGCACGGACTACGGATACATCAACGGTGTGTCCTCGGGCTCCGATGTGAACCTGGGCCTGAACTCCAGCGAGTACGACCCCGGTACCGGTGTCCTGTCCATCTCGCGTACGTACCTGACGTCGGCCGGAGGATCGCTGGCCGTCATCCGGTCCGACACCCAGGCCAATTACGGCGGATACGTCACCACCGCCCACGGAGGCTTTTACGCCGGGTACAACACGGCGAGCACCGACGGCGGGCAGATCTACGCCGACTTCAATTACGGGAAGTTCGGCTGGAAGTTCTCCGACTCCAATGAGCAGTACATGCAGTTCGAGAGCGGCCGTACCCGTCACGTCGGCAAGTGGGCGAACTACGTGTCGGTCGCATCCAACGAGGGTCTGTTCACCGGCAGCGTCAACATGGCCTCCGCAGTGAGCGGCCTGACCATCTCCTGGGGGCCCACCACCGACAGCCCGCTGTACCCGGTGGCCATGCTCCGGGACAGCCCGGCGAACTACGTGTACATGAGCAGCACGCCGTCCACCACGAGTGCCGCTCTGGTCTTCGCCACAGCGACCTCTGGGGCTTCCGCCGTCCAATTCTGGTGCTGGAGGATGTGATCATGCCGGAAGAGCACACGATTCTCGATGTGATGGCCGGGGAGATCAGCCCCGGAGTTCAGGGATTCCTCTTCATCACGCAGCTTCCTGACGGCCGGAAATGGCAGCACGCGGTGGCAGCGGAATGCCTGGAATGGCGGGCGGCCGAATACGGGCTGACCGACCCCGAGGAGATTCTGGACGTCGTCCTACACGAGCCGTTCCAGGAGCCCGACCCCTCGGTGGTCTCCGTGCTGCCCCCGTCCGTCAGGGACCCCTCCAGGACGGCCGTGAAGGCGGTCAGGACGACCTCGGACCGGCACGGACCGAAGATGCGGTACGCCGAGTCCACCAAGGCCGCCAGAGACGCTCACAGGGCCCGCATCAAGGCCGTGAAGAAGGAGCGCACGCGCCTGGTGGACCCGGACGGTCTCCTGGCGCACGTGCACCGCGATCACGGCATGGACCCCGAGCGCATCCGGGCGAAGGCCCGGGAGGTCGACGTGGCCCGCTGGACGAACCTCTACGGGGGGCTTCCGGTCTCCTCGAACCCCCTGCTGGACGAGATCCAGAAGAAGGAGCAGCGATGAGCACCACCACGACCCGGCTGGGCCTGTACAAGACGGCCTCGGACGGCAGCGAGAACGTCAACGTCGTCACCGACCTGCTCAACAACTGGGACTCGATCGACCTGAACTTCGGGTTCCGCAGCGTCACGTCCTCCACCCGGCCGTCGAGCCCCTTCACGGGCCAGATCATCCGGGAGTCGGACACCAGCCGGACGCTGCTGTGGAACGGCTCGTCCTGGATCGACATCGTCAACACCCAGGGGGCGTCTACCTCCACGGTCACGGTCACCACCAGCGGTGCCACGGCCGGAGCGTTCTCGGTCACGGCGGACGGCACGGCCTCGGCCGGTGTGGTCACGATCGTCACCAGCTCCACGGCCAAGCGGGCCTTCGACTACCGGGTGACCGGTGATGCGGTCAGCCGGGTACGCCTGGACGCCTCTTCGACCTCCGGCACCATCACCCTCGGCGACGGCACCACGGCGGACGTCAACCTCTACCGCTCGGCCGCGAACACCCTCGCCACAGACGATGACCTGGCCATCAACGCGGCGGGCAAGGGCCTGAAGGTCAAGGAGGGCTCCAACGCCAAGATGGGCGTCACCTCGGCCATGACGGCGGGCTCCATCACGGTGTCCACGACCGCTGTGACGGCCAGCTCCAGGATCTTCCTGACCGCCCAGACCACCGGTGGCACCCCGGGAGCGCTCCGGGTCAGCGCCCGTACGGCCGGTACCAGCTTCACGATCACGTCCACCAGCGGCACCGACACGTCCACGGTCGCCTGGATGATCGTCGAGCCTGCATAGCGCCGGGGACGAAGCCCTGAGATCATCCAATGAGAGTCATCAGACCAAGGAGAGCGCCGTGAACATGGACGCCGAGACCGTCATCAACTCGCTCCAGGCCCGTGTGGCCAAGCAGGCCGTCGAGATCACGATGCTCGACATCGCCGTGGAGCACCTGGAGAAGCAGGTCGAGGAGCTGCGGGCCGAGAAGCAGAAGCTCCTGGGCGAGCTGGAGCGGGCCCTGAACCTCCCGGCCGTCTCCGAACCCCTCTCCGACGGCGAGTCCTCGACCGCCGACATCGGCTGACCACCCGACATTCCTGGAAGGGGGCCACGGTGCCCGAGGAGCTGGTGAAGCAGATCATGACCTGGGGTCCACCCGGGGTCTTCCTGCTGCTGATCCTGCTCGGCGTCCTGGTCCCCCGGAGGGAGCTGACCAAGACCGAGCAGGAGGCCGAGAGATGGCGTTCGATGTACGAGCAGGAGTCCCAGGCGCATGGCCTGACTCAACAGGCGCTGTCGCGGGAACGCGAACGTATGGACGCCGCCTTGGAGTCGTCCAGGACCACGGCCATGATGCTTCAGTACCTCGGGCACCAGCCGATGATCCTTCCGAACTCGGTGGCGCCATCACCGAGCGGAGGCGGGTCTCCCTGATGTGGCTGAAGCGGCAGCGGACGACGGAGAAGGAACTGTCGGCAGCGGAGCGCAGTGTGGTCGCCTCCCTGGCCAGAGCCCAGGCCGAGCTGACCATCTCCACCCAGCGCCTGAAGGAGTCCGAGAGGGTCGCCCAGACCCTCAGGGCCCACAACGAGGCGAACCACTACGGAGACCTCCTGGACGGCATATCGCCGCAGGAATGAGCCGAGGGCACCCCCGCTTCCGACCTGCGGGGGTGCCCTCGTCCTTTCAGGCGCTCCGGGTACTGCCGGAACAGGACCGGCAGTGATCAGTCCCGTCCCGGCAGCAGGGTACGGACAGCGTCCGCCACCGCCCGTACGTCTACCGCCTTCGAGACGGGTGAATCCTGCCGGGACTCGATGTGGTGCAGGGTCTGGGCGTCGATGTCCCAGACGAAGACCAGGCGCTCCTCGTGGGGCAGCAGGATCTCCAGGTAGTACCCGTCGTGGATCTCGTGGCCCTCGGGCTCGATCCGGATGCGGGTCATCATGTCGAGCTGGAACAGGTCCCGTCCCGTGGCCTGGGAGACCTCCAGGAGCGCCTTGGAGAGGCTGTGGGCCTCCTCCGGTCCCCGAGGTGCCTCGTCGTCCTGGAAGGCGCTCACAGAGCCGCTGGCGGGCTTGGGCAGCGTGCTCAGGGTCTGGGACAGGTTGTCCGCCAGGTCGATGAAGGGCCGCACCAGGATCTCCATGTGCTCGGCCATCAGACGGGCCTGCTCGTACGCGTGCTCCAGGGTGGGGTCGGCGCTCTGGCTCATCGGATCTCCTTGATCTCTCCGGTCGTCAGGTCGACGACGATACGGGCCTTCTGGAAGGCGATGGCCCTCTTGGCGGCGTCACGGGCTCCGTAACGGGCCCTGTCGGCCTTGTACTGGGCCTTGTCGGCGATCTGGTCCCATCCGGCCCGGTCCTGCTCCACACGCTCCTGACGGGCCTCCTGGGCCCCCTGGACGCCCATCTCCACGGCCAGCTCGTCCAGGGTCTTGGAGGTCCGGTCCCACAGGCCCTTGTCGGAGGACAGCAGTCCGGAGTCCGCCAGGTGCTTCAGGTGCCGGTGCACGGTGGCCTTGCTCATCCCCGTGGCCTCGATGACCTGCCGGGCCGTACGGGGCCCGTCCAGGAACACGGAGTACACCGTGGCCCGGTGCCGTCCCAGGACCAGGAGGGCGTCCGAGGTCGCCTCCTCCAGTGAGACCGGGGAGAGTCTCACTTTGGCACCACAGTTCGCACGCCCGGTGGACCTCCCCGTACTGCGTACGGGGACCGTGGTGCCATTCTGAGACTCCCCCTGAGACCGGGTGGCACCGCAGGAGTGGCACTGCTGAGACCCCGGGGAGAGCAGCCGGTAGGTCTGGGCGTCACGGACGTGGTTCCGGGAGGAGTGCCGGGAGATCCAGCCGGTCTCCACCAGACGCTTCAGGGACCTCAGGACCGTGCGGACGGGGACTCCGGAGCCCAGGGAGATGGACCGGACCGAGACCGAGAGCACGATCCGCCCCCTGCGCTGTGCCTCCTTGTGCACGAAGGTGAGCACATACCGGTCCGACTGGAGCATCTTCACGTGACCGAAGTGCTCGACGATCAGGGCCAGCTCCTGACGGGCTCCGGCCTTGTCCGAGATCGCGGGGGACTTGGCGACCTTGGCGACCGCACGGTCCCAGTCGGCCTGAGCGGCCTTGACGGGGTTCGTACGGGACCGGTGACCGGACCTGGCACCACGGCGGTGGTAGACCTCGGCGAGCCGGTACTGGTCCGGCTGGGACATGTGGTGCCAGAACTCCGACCAGTCCCAGCCCCGGTTGACCGCGTGGAGTGTGAAGGACCGGACCGCCTCCGAGCGGGAGGTGTGCCAGGACGAGCCCATGCCGTCCACCAGCAGGTCCCAGTACCGGGAGTCCAGGGGCCGCCTGATCGACTTGACATCGTCAACCCCATGGGGGACGGTAGAGACGTCTACCAACGATTCCTGGGGAGACCCGACCGGGTTGCTACCCGATCGCTTCAGGGTAGAGTTGGAGGACAACTTCATGTGGTGCTCCTATGCGTCAGGAGTGCCGGTCTCACAGGTTCTGGCGGACCTTGAGACCAGCGGATTTTAAAATCCGAACCGAGCCCCCGGTGCTGAGATCACCGGGGGTTCCGTGCGTTCAGGGTACGACGCGATCAGGCCGAGCCGCTCTGGCGGGACAGACCCAGGCTGATCATCCGACGGGCCGCCTCGGCCACCGAGATGCCCTGCCGGTCCGCCAGCTTCACGAGCCGCTCCTTCATCGCGGACTCCATCGGCACGGTGAGCTGAGAGTCGATCTTCTTCTGGATGGCCATCTGGTCTCCCTGGTTGCGGACGAGTTGGTGACGACATAGTATCTAGTCACCAACCAATGATCCAGAGGGGGCAGCGATGTTCCGCAAGAGCGCCAACCACCCCGTCGTCAGGGCGAGTGCCCAGTACGTCTTCCACCTGAGCTGGCTCACGGTGCTGCTGTGGGCCTTCGGGCAGCCGTTCCCGCAGTGCGCCCTGGAGGCCGCGAGCATCCTGGTGGTCGTGACGGCCTGGAGGATCCTGGCCATCGAGCTGCCCCGCACCCGGCACACCCGGAAGGTCTGAACATGATCAACACGCAGTACATGTGCAACGTCTGCACGGCCCACATCCCCCGGACCGAGGACTTCAATGTCCTGGTCGCCTTCCAGGGGTTGATGCACGCTGAGCTGTGTGACAACGGCGAGCACCCGGAGGACAACGACCGCTTCCTGCTGCGGATCGTCCACGAGACGGCCGACAACCGGCACGGGAACGTCTCGATGGCCAAGGTGACCGCCAACAAGCTGTACGCGGACACCCGTGAGTTCGACCCGCAGAGGGTGCTGGGGAGCACGCTGAAGGACCTGGATCAGCAGGTCCGTGACCGCGAGGCGGTCGTGGAGCGAGCGAAGACCCAGTTGCAGGGCTGACCGTTTTTAAATTCCGCCAGAGATCCACAAGGAGCACACGATGAAGAAGCAGCACAGCAAGCTCGCCACCCGCAGAGCCATGGCGATCGGCGGAGGTCTCGGCCTCCTGCTGGTCCTCGGAGTGGCCGTGAGCGGGGTGACCCTGGGAGGCGACGACACCTCGGCCCAGCCGGTGGCCACCCCCTCGGAGAGCCTGTCCCCGTCGGCCGTGCAGACCTGGGCCTGCGCGTACTACCGCAAGAACCACCGGGACATCGCGCACGTCCAGGAGGCCACCACGCTGTACTCCGGGACCGCCGGGCACCCGGGGGCCATGTTCGGCTCCAAGGCCCTGCACGACGCCGCCCACGACCTCCTGGAGGGCGCCGAGGCCCACCGGGACGGACAGCGGTACGACCTGACCTCGGTCCTGGGCAAGCTGGACCGGATCTGCTCGATCGCCTGACCCGCAGACCGCCGAGCCCCCTCAGTCCGAGGGGGCTTCGTCGTGTCCCCAGTACGGGCAGCGCGGTCCCGATGACAGAGCGTCGTCCAGCAGCACCCGGACCACCTGGGCCTGGGAGACGCCCTGGTCCTCGGCACGCTGGACGATCTTCTGCTTGGCCTCCGGGGTCACGTTCGCGATGACGGTCTCGGTGTACCGGGCCTGGTGCGCCATGCGGATCTCCTTCCTGGTTCCACAATCCTAATGAGAGTCATTAGAATCATCCCAGGACAAGCCACAGGAGGACCGCGTGAAGGTCGGCATCACCGGAGGGGCGGGCTTCATCGCCTCCCACATCATCGAAGAGCTGGTGGCCCGGGGCCACAGCGTGATCGTCTTCGACCATCTCGGCCGTGTGGACCGCGAGGTGCTCGCCAAGGCGGACCCCGAGGGCCGGGATTACATCACCCGGATGATGGGCTCCGTCACGGACGAGCGGGCCGTGTACGAGCTGGCCGCCCACGTCGAGGGAATCATCCACCTCGCGGCCGTCCTGGGCACGCAGGAGACCATCAAGGCCCCCAAGCCCTCGGCCGAGACCAACATCCTCGGCTCCCTGAACGTCTTCGAGGCCGCCAACCGGTACGACCTCCCCGTGGTCTACGCGGGCGTGGGCAACCACTGGATGCGCAACGAGGGCACCGGCAGCTACACGATCTCCAAGACGGCCGCCGAGGACTTCGCGCGGATGTTCAACGCCTACCGCGAGGGCCGCATCTCGATCGTGCGCCCGGTCAACGCCTACGGTCCCCGCCAGTCCGTCGCCGCCCCGTACGGCACCAGCAAGGTCCGCAAGATCCTCCCGGCCTTCACCTGCCGGGCCCTGACCGGAACCGACATCGAGGTGTACGGAGACGGCACCCAGATCTCGGACTGCGTGTACGTCACCGACGTCGCCAAGACCTTCGTCACCGCGCTGGAGCACACGAGCGCCCACGGGCCCGTCTCCCGCCCCGTGGAGGTCGGCCCGGTCTCTTCCCTCACCGTCAACGAGATCGCCCGCCTGGTGGCCATCTACGCCGCCAGTGAGACCGGTCAGCCCCAGGTGCACCTCAAGCACCTGCCCATGCGGCCCGGGGAGGTCCCGAACGCGGTGGTCTCGGCGGACACCGACACCCTCAAGCAGCTCGGCATGGACGCCAGGGACTTCGTGCCCCTGGAGGACGGCATCGCCCGGACCGTCGGCTGGTACGCCGAGAACTGGCTGCCGAACTACCGCCCGACGGAGGGCAAGGTCTGATGCGCATCCACATGTGGGCGGCCGACACCGGCGGCAGCGCCCTGTACCGCATGGACCTGGTGGCCACCGGCCTGACGTGGCAGGGCCACCAGGTCTCGGTGAACAACCAGCTCCCGCCGGACTGGGAGGAGTGCGACGTCGTGGTGGGAGCCCGTGTCTCCAACCCGGACGCCGCCCGCATGTGGAAGGTCATGGCCGACAAGGGCATCCGGCTCGTGCTGGACATGGACGACGACTACTTCCATGTGGACCCGACCAACGCCAAGGCGTACGAGCTGTGGACCCGGCCCGACCACCAGAGGCGCCTGATCGAGTCCATGGAGGTCTCCAGCGCGGTCACCGTGTGCTCGCAGGCCCTGGCCGAGGTGATGGCCGAGTACCGCGACGACGTCCAGGTGGTCGAGAACGCCCTGCCCGCCCAGTTCCTGGGGATGGCCCGGGACTACTCGCCCGAGCAGCTCATCGTGGGCTGGGCCGGGTCGGAGTCGACGATCCACGAGCTGCCCCTGGCGATCCGGCACCTGAACCGGATCGCCCAGAAGGACGGGGTGCGCACGGTGCTGGTCGGCATCCATGCCCGTGACGCCGTCAGGACCGGGGCGAGGGGCAAGTCCGTCCTGGCCACCGGCTGGATCGACGGGCACAAGGAGTACATGGACCAGGCGTGGTCCTTCGACCTCCAGGCGGCCCCGTACCGGGACACCCCGTTCAACCGGGCGAAGTTCCCCACCAAGGCGCTGGAGGCCGGGTTCTTCGGCGTCCCCCTGGTGGCCTCGAAGATCCGCCCGTACGCCGAGTGGATCGAGCACGGCGTCAACGGCTTCCTGGTGCCCACCGGCCAGGAGCACCTCTTCGGCCGGTACCTCCAGCAGCTTGTCAACGACCCGCAGATGCGCCAGGAGATGGGC